GCTTTAGTGGAAAAATACAAAGAAGAAACAGAAAAATTACCAAAACCTACAGGCTGGAGAATTTTAGTTTTACCATTCAGAATGGATGAAAAAACTAAAGGTGGGATTCTCGTGGGACAAGAAGCATTAGACAGGCAACAAGTTGCATCACAATGCGGAAATGTTTTAGCCATGGGAACACATTGCTATAAAGATAAGGAGAGATATCCAGATGGCCCGTGGTGCAAGGTTGGTGATTGGGTGATTTTTGCGCGTTACGCAGGGTCACGCATACAAATAGAAGGTGGGGAAATTAGGTTGTTGAATGAAGATGAAATTTTAGCGACCGTTAAGAACCCAGAAGATATCCTGCATAAATTTTAACATAGGAGGAAACTATGCCAGAAGAAAATAAGATAAAGAAAGAAAACCCAAAGGTGGATTTAGACACTTCAGGACCTGAAGTGGATGTAACCATTCCTGAGGAAAAAACGGAAGAAATAGTAGAAACCAAGGAAGAAGAAACAGTAACAGAAGTAACAGAAGTAAAAGAAGAACCGGTAAAAGAAGAACCAAAAGAAGAACCAAAAGAAGAAGATACGAAGCTGGAGGAATATAGTAGAGGCGTTCAATCACGTATTTCTAAACTCACTCGAAAAATGAGAGAAGCAGAACGTAGAGAAGGCGCTGCTGTTGAATATGCTCAAGCTTTAGAATATCAAAGAAAAGAAGACCAGTCTCGATTTAAAAAAATGGATACTGATTATTGGGGTCGATTTGAGAAAAATGTAAAAACAGGAATGGAGTCTGCTCAAAAAGAATTAGCAGGTGCTATTGAAGCTGGAAATGCAGAAGCTCAAGTAGAAGCCAATAAAAGAATCGCTTCACTTGCATTTGAGAATGCTAAGTTGGAGCAAAGAAAGTCGGAACCTGTTGCGCAGGAACCACCTGTACAACTTTCAGACGGTGGAAGATTACCCCAGCAAACACCACAGGAGCTTCCTGAACCTGATCCTAAAGCGGAAGAATGGGCTAGTAAAAACACATGGTTTGGCAAAGAAAGAGCCATGACTTTTACTGCCTTTGAAATTCATAAGGATCTTGTAAATGAGGGATTTAATCCTAAATCGAATGATTATTATTCTGAGGTTGACAAAAGAATAAAAGTTGACTTCCCGCATAAATTTGCTATAGGTGATGTAGAGCAAACGTCCAAAACCAATCAGTTGGTTGCTTCAGCTCAGAGAAGCGTAAGACCTGGACGCAAAACTGTGAGACTCACATCTTCACAGGTAGCAATAGCTAAAAAATTAGGTGTGCCACTCGAAGAATATGCGAAACAAATAAAACAAATCACGGAAGGAGCATAATATGAAAAAAGAAGATACAAAAACTTCACGTGCGAGTCAAACACGGCAAGAAACTGAAAGGCCAAAAGTGTGGACTCCACCATCTTCTCTAGATGCACCCCCTGCACCTGATGGATTCAGGCACAGATGGATACGGGCAGAGAGTTTAGGGTTTCAAGACACTAAAAATATCTCTGGAAGATTAAGATCCGGTTATGAATTGGTGAGAGCCGATGAATATAAAGATTCTGATTATCCTGTAGTCACTGAAGGAAAATACAAGGGAGTGATTGGGGTTGGAGGCCTTGTGCTCGCAAGGGTACCCGAAGAAATCGCGAAGCAAAGAACTGAATATTTTCAGCGTCAAGCTGAAGGTCAGAATGAAGCGGTAGAACACGATTTAATGAAGGAAGAGCATAAGAGTATGCCTATTGATATAAATAGGCAATCTCGTGTAACCTTCGGTGGTACAAAGAAAAGTTAATTTTTTAACTATTCCTACTCATCGATTTAAATTAACCCGTCCCTTCGGGGACAAAGGAGACAACTATGGCTAATAGAAATAGCTCAGGATTCGGATTTATTCCAGCTGGTACGTTAGGCAATACGCCTGCTACTAGTGGACTGTCTGAATACTTTATAATAGCTGGAGATTCTGCAAATAAATTCAATGGTATGGGAGTACGTGTTACTGCCGGATACATTGTAACTGGAGAAGATTCAGCAACTGGCACGTCAGTAGGTGTTTTACAGGGTATATTTTACAACGCTGCAACTACGTTAAAACCTACGTTTGCAAGTTGGTATGATGCAACAATCACACCAGCGAACAGCGAAGATACGAAAGCGTTTGTAAATGATAACCCCTTCCAATTGTACAATGTCGCAACCGATGCAGAAGTAGCAACTACTATTGTCGGTGCACATGCTATATATCTTGACACATTTGATGTGAACACAGGTGGAAGCACAACAACTGGAAGATCAAACACTACAATTGACATTGGTGATACTCACGCTACTAACGATACATGGAGATTGATTAGAAGCGCGGAAGATCCAGAAAACAATGATCTGACAGCAGCTTATTGTACCGTCGTTGTAATCCAAAACTTAAACGAGTACGTTGATAGTACTGGTGCTTAAGTCTGAATAGGAGATAAATTATGGCAATATCAAGAACACAGCTAGTTAAAGAACTAGAGCCGGGTTTGAATGCACTATTCGGCCTGGAATACAAGAGGTATGAAAATCAGCATGCTGAGATTTATACAACCGAGTCAAGTGACAGAGCTTTCGAAGAGGAAGTTATGTTATCTGGATTCGCTAACGCACAAGTAAAAGCAGAAGGTCAAGGCGTATCATTTGATGAAGCGCAAGAAACTTACACTGCACGTTACACTCATGACACAATTGCTTTAGCATTTGCAATCACAGAAGAAGCTATCGAAGATAATCTCTACGATAGAATTGCTTCTAGATATACAAAAGCTTTGGCACGTTCTATGTCTAATGCGAAACAAGTAAAAGCTGTTACACCTTTGAACAATGGGCTATCTTCGATAGCTACGTTCAAATCTGGTGACGGCGTTTCTCTGTTCTCAACTAACCACACAACTGTTAGTGGAACAGCGGTTAAAAATACTTTAACTACGCAAGCAGACTTGAATGAAACTTCATTGGAGCAAGCATTGGTTGACATTGCTGGCATGACTGATGAACGTGGATTGAGAGTGGCAGCTAGAGGGGTGAAAATGATTATCCCTTCAGCTAATCAGTTCAGTGCTGAAAGATTGATGAAATCTCAAGGCAGAACTGGAACAGCAGACAATGATATCAATGCTGTTGTATCAATGGGAATGATTCCTCAAGGATATAGAGTGAATAATTTCTTAACTGATACTGACAGTTGGTATATTATTACTGATGTGCCTAACGGTATGAAGTTATTCCAAAGAGCAGCTTTAAAAACTGCTATGGAAGGTGACTTCGATACTGGCAACGTTAGATACAAAGCTAGAGAAAGATACTCATTTGGAGTATCCGACTATAGAGGTATCTTCGGTGTTGAAGGTGCGTAATAACTAATTAATGAGGCCGCCTTAAAACGGCCTCATTTTAAATATAGAAAGAGAAAATGAAAAAATTCCTCATAAATATCTGGGCATACGATTATCATGCTAAATTTGAAGTTTTAGCTAAGGATAATGCTCAATCCATTGAAGATTCTGTCCTTGACAAATTGGGAGAAAAGAGTATAAAATGGGAATCAACGGGAATGTTTAAAGATACCCGAAGAATAACCTATGAGGAGGTTATAAATGACACAAGACCTATACACTACAAAGAGGTCCTTGGAGTTAAATTGGCAACAGGAGCACCTGAAGGAAGGTAAGTACACCTTAGATATGGGACTTATCGATAAAAAAATTCAGGAAATTATTAAAGAGATTATTGCCAAAGAGTTCGAAGAATCTGCTATCCGTAATAAAGTAGATGAATCCAAGGCTCAAGTTTCGATAGCCACTTAAGCGCTATCAAAAATCAATTTTTTTCCTAGGGATACCTTGCACTCAATCAAAAAATAACATATAAATTCACCACTATACAAATTTAAACAAACTTAAATGTAGACGCGTATAGTCGACAGCCCCTAGGGACTACATTTAAATATTCTAGGAGGAATATTATGTCAAACACAACTTTTTCGGGACCCGTAAGATCGGAGAACGGATTTAAAACTATAAGTAAAACTGCATCAACAGGTGTAGTACATGATAGAACTTACGGTACGCCTGCAAAGGATGCACGAAGATTTTATTTAGAAGAAAACTTCCTGCAAAGACCTGGTCTAAATGCAAATATTGACCAAGTATCTACAGTTGAAGTTCAAAGAGCTTTAAATAGAAACTGGGAAGCATTAGGAACTAACATGACTACTGCTCTATGTACATTTGCGACAACTGGCGCTGGAGTTTTAGTAACAACAGCAACAGCTGATCAAGATCAAGGTATTTTGTTACCGCATTTAGATACGGCAGCAACAGCATGGACAGGAACTTTATGGGGAACAGAAAATCAAGTACATTTTGAAACATCAATACAGATACCTGCACTTGATAACCAAAAAGTTTGGACTGGTCTAAAGTTAACTAATGATCAATTAGTTGCTACTGATGCTAACCAAATGTTTTTTAAATATCAAACAGATGCTACAAACAGTGAAGCCTTTAGTGATTATGCTAAATGGCATTTTGTTTATAGTATTGCTGACACTGATTATATTAGTCAGTTACCAATCACTGTTGCAATAAATACACCTTATCATTTTAAAATTGAAGTTGATTCAGATAGAAAAGCGGCAATTTTTGTAAATGGTATTCAATATAATGTAACAACTACTGCTGGTTCTACTTTAGGTACAGCGGTAACAGCGGTACAACCAGGTAAAGCAGCTACTAAAACAGCAGCTTTGACCGACGACGTTAATTTAATTCCTTACGTTGGAATTGAAGCAGGAGCAGCGGCAGCGGAAGCTGTTAACGTTCATTATGTTGCGTGTAGTAGAAACGTTTACGAATAATAAACTTTAATTAGAGCGGGAGCTTCGGCTCCCTCTCTCTAACAGGAGGAAAAAATGGCAGACGCAGTAACAAGTCAAACATTATCAGATGGTGATAGAACCGCGGTAATGAAATTTACAAACATCTCTGATGGTAATGGTGAAGCATCTGTGGCAAAAGTTGATGTTTCAGCTTTAACCGCAAATTCACATACAGGGGCCGCTTGTGCAAGAGTTCATATTACACAAGTATGGTATGCAATTTCAGGAATGAGAATCGATTTAGAATGGAAT